TTCCGGTATAGGCGGTAGCATCCACAAGGTTATCATTGTTTTTACCTCCTACTTCCTGTCTGGCCACTTTAAGAAGAACCATGCAGAAAGCCACTTGGTCTGGAGAAACAAAGGTTTCAAGGTATGTGGACCATAGAAGGGCAATCCTTTCGTGAAGTTCAACGTAATCACCGTGCTGTTCCCCTCGTTCTCCTGAGACAAGGACTTTAGCCTTCTCCAGATTTTTAGATGGTGTTTTCATAACTCGTAATATAACTCGCTGTTAGGCTCCATGATGTGAAGCGATTGTTTAGCTCTGGTAACGGCCACATAAAAAACCCTATGCTCTATGGAAGGGTTTTTTTGGTACGTTTTATAAGCCGCGTAGGAGAGTTCTGGTATCACCAGAACGTTATCACATTCACCCCCTTTCATGGAGTGAATGGTACTGACTTTTATTCTTGGATGTTTGACATTGTCCCCCCGTCTCAAAGCATTAAGTATATAGTTCTTGGTATCAATATCAATCTTGGTCAACGCTTCATGCCACCGGATACCTAGTTTCCACCTTAAACCAAAACGATCAGCCGCCATATCAATATCAATAAGTTCTTCTTGATTTGAATCAAGGAAGGTACGACAACGGGGACCAAAGCCCTTCACATAATCCTCCCCGGAAGTCATCTGCATGTATACACTTCTGAGTTGGGCAATTGAAATCTGATCTCCTTTTGCCAGTTTCTCCCAGGAAATGATGGCGTCATATATTCTGGAATCAATACTGGGACGGCCATGACGACTGTAGACCCACCCTTCTTCTCTTAGTTTGTTGGCGTATTTTGTAGCGATATAATTTGTTCTCGCAAGAATGCACCATTCTCCCTGATCCAGAGGAACATCCCAGAAGTTCTGGTAATGATGAACCGAACCTTCCGCGTCTCGAGGAGACCACCGTTTTGGTGCTCTTCCTTCAATACGGGACACAATACGCTGCGCTTCCTCCCACACTCTACGAGGGAGTCTATAAGACTGAGTCAAAACTTGCTTCTTGTCTGTAGCCGTTAAGAAAGCGTTAACGTCTGCGCCCTGGAAATTCATGATGGCCTGGTCATCATCTCCAGTGAAAACCTGAACATCAGGTGTGCGACGGAGCACATCAATCATCCCCCACTGAAGGGTAGATAAATCCTGCGCCTCATCCACAAACAAGGCGTCTATGTCAAGCGGTTCCTCCCGTGTTACAAAATTTTCAATCATGTCAGTGAAATCTATTTTGCGGTGTACCCTCTTGTAGTTCTTGTATGCATCAACAAGACGGGTTAGTTCAGACCAGTGCAAGTCATAGTTTTCCGACTGCCGGTAACTTTCTTCCAGTGAAATCCAAAGGCTACGGGAGAGTTGATATATGTTCAGATACATATCCCCCTTGGAAAACCCCAGTATATCAAAATCGCTTTCAAGATCCTTTTTCTTGGAGTCCGTAAAAAGAAGACCTACTGACTTCCCCAAGGTTTTTAAATCTGACCCACG